GGTTTTTGTGGCGAACAGGCAGGAAAAGACAAAGGAACAGCGTATCCGCGCCGAGAAAACCAGACTCCGGAGGATCTACAAGCTTCTGCCGAAGGAAGCGGCCGGGACTGTCGCAGGCCTCATCGATCAGGCAGCCTTTATGCGCATCGAGTGCGAGGACATGGCGGACGACCTGCGGGAAAACGGCTGGACGGAAAAATTCCAGCAATCGGAGCGGCTCGAACCCTATGACCGCGCCCGGCCGATCGGGCAGGCGTACAACTCCACGAACGCGAACTACCAGAAGATCATCAAGCAGCTCACGGCGCTCCTGCCGAAGCCGGACACCGCGCCGAAGCAGGAGGACGACGGCTTCGGCAGCTTCGTCCGGGAGCGTGACGAGGCATGAAGCTCACGCGCTACCCGGAGACCTACAACCCGATCCTCGAATACTGGCAGGCCATCCAGGACGGCCGCGAGGTCGTCAGCCTGAAAGTGCAGAAGACCTACCGGCATGTTGTGGAGCAGCTGGAAAACTCGGAATCCGAGTTTTATTATTCCCCGCGCCGGGCCAACCACGTCCTCGAGTTTTTTGAGAACTACTGCCACCACTCCAAGGGCAAGGCCGGCGGCCAGCTCGTCAAGCTGGAGCTCTGGGAAAAAGCGCTGCTTGCGACCGTCTTTGGTTTTATCGACATCGAGGGCAACCGCCAGTACCGAGAGGCCATCCTCATCGTCGGCAAGAAGAACGGCAAATCGCTGCTGGCCTCCGGCGTCGGCCTGTATTTACAGCTGGCAGACGGGGAAGCGGGCCCGGAGGTCTACGCCGTTGCCACCAAGCGAGACCAGGCGAAGATCATCTGGCAGGAAGCAAAGCGGATGGTCAAGAAGTCCCCGGCGCTGTGCAAACGGACGCGCTGCCTGGTCGGCGAGATAGACAGCGACTACAACGACGGCGTTTTCAAGCCGCTGGCCTCTGACAGCGACACCCTAGACGGCCTCAACATCCACGGGGCCATGATGGACGAGCTGCACCAGTGGAAAAACGGGCGCGCCCTGTACGACATTACCGCCGACGGCGCCACGGCTCGCGAGCAGCCGCTGATCTTTATCACATCCACCGCGGGAACCATCCGCGAGGACATCTACGACGAGAAATACGAAGAAGCCGAGCGCATCATCAACGGCTACGAAGATCCGGACGGGTATCACGACCCGCGCCGGATCGCGTTTATTTACGAGCTTGACAAGCGCAGCGAGTGGACGGATCCGGGCTGCTGGAAAAAGGCAAATCCGGGACTCGGGACGATCAAGTCCTACACGGCCCTCAAAGAGCGGGTCGAGCGAGCGGAGAAAAACCCGGCCCTCGTCCGCAACCTTGTCTGTAAGGATTTCAACATCCGCGAGACCTCGAGCGAAGCATGGCTCAATTTCGAGCAGCTCGACAACCGCGACACCTTCCAGCTCGACCGGGAAAACCGCCGCCTGGTCTGGCAGCATTACATGGCGGCCGGAAATGTGCAGGAGCGCGTCCTGTCCTACCCGCGCTACGGAATCGGCGGCGCGGATCTGTCCAAGACCACCGACCTGACGGCGGCGAAGGTTCTGTTCCAGGTGCCGGAGCTGCCGGAGATCCTGTTTGTGCTGCAGATGTACTGGCTGCCACAGGATCTTCTGGAGAAACGCGTCACGGAGGACAAGATCCCCTACGACAAGTGGCATGAGCGCGGGCTGCTCCGCCTGTCCGAGGGAAACAAGATCCGCTATGAGGACGTAAAAGCATGGTTCATCGAGGTGCAGGAAGACCTCGACATTTTCCTGCCGTTCTTCGGCTACGACGCGTGGTCTGCGACCTACTGGGTAGACAGTATGGCGGACTATTTCGGGGCCGAAGCCATGATCCCCGTGCATCAGGGCGTCAAGACGCTGTCCGAGCCCATGAAGCGTTGCGGCAACGACCTGGAATCCAAGCGGATCGTCTACAACAACCACCCGATCGACAAATGGAACCTCGCAAACACCGCCTACGACGAGGACAAAAACGGCAACATCCAGCCGCACAAGACGAGCAAGTCAACCCGCCGCATCGACGGCACGGCGGCCCTGCTCGACGCCTACACGATCTACGATCAGAAGCAGGCGGAATACGCAAGTATGCTCTAGGAGTGACAACATGGGATTTTTCAAAAACCTCCTGACGAATATCATGACCACCAAACGCGTCTCGACCGTCCAGATGGTCCAGGAGCGCGGGAACGGCTTTTACAGCTACAACGGCAAGATGTATCAGTCCGACATCGTCCGCGCCTGCATCCGGCCAAAGATCAAGGCCATCGGTAAGCTGACGGCCAAGCACATCCGGGAGACGATCACCGCCGACGCGCGGAAGATCGCCGTCAACCCGGAGCCGTACATCCGATTCCTGCTTGAGGAACCGAACCAGTACATGACCGGCCAGATGCTGCAGGAGAAGCTGGCCGCGCAGCTGGTGCTCAACAACAACGCCTTCGCGGTCATCCTCCGGGATGAAAACGGCCTGCCGAACGCCATTTTCCCGGTCGCGGCCATGCAGGCAGACGCGGTCTACGACGCGGGCGGGAACCTGTACCTGAAATTTTACATGCAGAACGGCAATGTGCTGACGTTTGCCTATGACGACATCATCCACCTGCGCGGGGACTTCTACGAGAACGACATCTTCGGAGACCCAATCGCACCGGCCATCGTGCCGCTCATGGAGATCGTCACCACGACGGATCAGGGCATCGTCAAGGCCATCCGGAATAGCGCCGTCATCCGGTGGCTTTTGATGTTCGCGTCCTCCATGCGATCGGAGGATATCAAGCAGCGGGCGCAGGACTTCGCCGACAGCTTCCTCAGCGTCTCCAACGGCACGGGCGTCGCGGCCGTCGACGCGAAGGCCGAGGCCAAGCAGATCGACCCCAAGGACTACGTCCCGAACGCCGCCCAGATGGACAAGACCACCCAGCGCATCTACGCCCTGTTCAATACCAACCCGCATATCGTCACGTCCATTGCCACGGAGGATGAGCAGAACGCCTATTTTGACGCCGAGATCGAGCCGGTTTTGAAGCAGCTGAGCGGCGAGTACACCCGCAAGCTCTTCTCCCGGCGCGAGCGCGGCTGCGGCAACCGCATCGTCTTTGAGGCGTCCGCGTGGGACTTCGCGTCGACCTCGACCAAGCTCAATCTGCTGCAGATGGTCGACCGCGGCGCGCTGACGCCGAACGAATGGCGCCGCGCATTCAACCTCGCGCCGGTAGACGGCGGCGACAAGCCGATCCGCAGGCTGGACACGCAGCCGGTCGACCGGAACACCACACAGAAAGGAGATGAAACCGCATGAAGATCAGCATTCGCGGGCCCATCGTATCCAGCAACAAACACCGCTTTTACCAGTTTTACGGCATGGAAGCGGCGAGCCCCAAATCCGTAGCCGACGCGCTTGCCAAGGGAAACGGCGAGCGGGCGGAAGTCGAGATCAATTCCGGCGGCGGCGAGATCTTCGCCGCGAGCGAGATCTATACCGCACTGCGCAACTACGCGGGCGGCGTCCACATCCGCATCGTCGGCCTCGCGGCCTCGGCCGCGTCCATCATCGCCATGGCGGGCGAGTCGGAGATGACACCGACCGGCATGATGATGATCCACAACGTTCAAACCGAGGCCGACGGCGACTACCGTCAGATGGAGCACACCGCCGGCATCCTGCGCGACGCCAACCACGCCATCATCTCGGCATACATCGCCAAGACCGGCAGGCCGGAGGCGGAGATCGCCGCCATGATGGACGCAGAAACATGGATCACGGCGGAGCGGGCCGTTGAACTCGGCCTAGTAGACCGTGTGATGCAGCTGGACACCGGAAAGAAACCGCTTGCAGCGGACTTTTACTCCGGTATGCTCAGCGAAGACGCGTGCAAACGCGCGGAAAACTTTTTAAAAGATCAGGCTGCAGGGCCTGACTTTTTTATGCCCGAACGGGCGCAGGCAGAAGCAAAAATGAAATTTTTAAAACTCAAAGGAGAATTGAAATGACAAAGGAATTTTACAACATCCAGCGCCAGAAGCTCATGGACGACGCCCAGAAGCTGCTGGACGAAGGCAAGACCGCAGAGGCGCAGGCCAAGATGAAAGAAGTCGAGGCCCTCGACGCCAAGTTTGAGGAGGAAGCCAAGATCCAGGCGAACCTCAACGCGCTTGCAGGCCAGAAGGTCGCGGCCCCGGCTGCGGCCGCGCAGTCCGTCGACCTGTCCGGCGGCGCCAAGGCCCCGGACGTGCTCGACCGGTACGACACCGACGAGTACAAGCGGGCCTTTATGAACTATGTCCTGACCGGCAAGAAGATTCCCGCAGAGCTGACCAACGTGGACGCCAACACCAAGACCTCCGACGTCGGCAGCGTCATCCCGACCACGACCATCCAGAAGATCTACGAGAAGATGGAAGCTATCGGCATGATCCTGCCGCGCGTAACACACACGTCCTACGCGGGCGGCGTCCAGGTCCCGACCAGCTCGGCAAAGCCGACGGCCTCCTGGGTCGCCGAGGGCGAGGGCTCCGACAAGCAGAAGACTTCGACCGGAAAGATCGTCTTTGCGTACCACAAGCTGCGCTGCGCGATCTCCATGTCGCTGGAAGTTTCCATCATGGCATACCCGATGTTCGAGGCACAGTTTGTCCGGAACGTCGCAAATGCGATGGTAAAGGCGAAGGAGCAGGCCATCATCAACGGCACCGGTTCCGGCCAGCCGAAGGGAATCCTTGCGGAGACCGCCCCGACCGGCCAGAACATCGACATTGCCGCCGCGACAACTGCTCTGACCTACAAGGATCTGTGCAAGGCCGAAGCTGCGCTGCCGCAAGCATATGACGGCGCGGTCTGGTTCATGTCCAAGAAGACCTTCGAGACGCAGATCGTCGGCATGGTCGACAACAACGGCCAGCCCGTCGCGCGCGTCAACTACGGCATCAACGGCAAGCCCGTAAACTTCATCCTTGGCCGCGAGGTCATTCTGACCGGCGACTACCTGCCGGCATTTGCGGCGTCGGTCACGGCCGACACCGTCTTCGCCTTTATGTTCGACCCGGCGTACTACCTCTGGAACGAGAACATGGGCATGACGGTAAAGCGCTACACCGACGAGGACACCGACGACGAGGTCACAAAGGCCATCGAGATCGCCGACGGTGCGTGCGTCGACGTCAACAGCCTCGTCACGCTGACCAAGAAGAAGGCCTGACGGCGCGCGGCCAACAGGGAGGGATAACCAATGGCTTTGATCAACGTTGCAAAAACCGCCCTGCGGCTGACCACAAACGCCCTTGACGACGAGCTCGCCGACGAGATTGACGCCTGCCTCCTGCGCCTGCACCTTGCGGGCGCGGAGGGGGCGGACGAAGACCCGCTGGTCAAAGACGCCGTCCGAGCCTTCGTCCGCTGGCAGCATGACTTCTGCGGCCGCGGCGACGAATGGAAGACGTGCTTTGAGGAGCTGCGCGACGCGATGGGCCTGTCCGACGACTATTCGCCGGGCGCCGAGGGAGGGGGCGCGTGCTGTGATCTTTGACACCCAGATCACGCTGCGCCTGCTGTCCTACCCCATCGTGAGCGGGCAGACCACCGAAAAGCTCGAACGCGAGACAACCGTCTGGGCCGCTCGCAAGTCCGTCAACCGCGCCGAGTATTATCAGGCCGCGCAAGCCGGCAAGCGCACGGACGCAATTTTCCGCATGCACAGCGCGGAATACGGCGGCGAGCAGCAGCTCACCTGCGGCTCGGACGTCTTTGACGTCGTCCGCAGTTACGGCGCGGAGACGGAAGAGGTAGAGCTGACCTGCAAACGGAGGGACGGCGCATGATGATCTATGAGGCGCTGGCAGACCTAGGCATTCCGGTCTGCCACCCGCCCTATAAGGGCGCGGAAGAAACCTACATCACCTATCAGCTGCTCGGCCAGTCCGGGCAGCTCTACGCCGAGGGCCGCGAGGCCGAGACCGGCGTCCAGTACGCCGTTTCCATCTTCGCCGAGGGCTTTGCCGCCAGCCTCCTGCAGCGGGCAAAAACCGCGCTGGAGGCCGCTGGCTACATCGTGACCGTCGACATGGAGACCTACGACAAGGAGACGGCGCGCACGCAGATCGCGCTCATCGCCGAGACGGAGGGCGCGGTGTATGGCTAAATTCCAGACGTCGGGACTCGACGAGATGGTTGCGAAGCTGCAAAACGCGGGCGGTTTGGACGACAAACTGGTCAACGAGATCATGAACGCGGCGGGCGAGATTATGGTCACAGAGATCAAGAAGCGCGTGGCACAAAGCGGCTTTGCGACAGAGGACTATGTGAAAAGTATCAAGCCAACGAGGATACGGAAGAACAAATACGGAGAACCGTATATCCAAGTGACGGCGGAAGGGAACAACAAGCACGGGGAACGCAGGGCCGCCGTGCTTTTCATCTTGAACTACGGGCGTGGGCCGGAGTACGGAAGGATCACCGGTACGTACTTCTGGACGCGTGGCTCGCAGGAAGCGGCAAAACAGGTCGACAAGGAGCTGGAGGAGCTGCTCACACAAAAGCTGAAAGAAAGGGGACTTTTATAATGCCTCAATTTGACTTGCGCGGCATGAAAGTCGCGAAATACCAGAATACAAACGGCGTGATCTCGTATGGTACGCCGGTCGCGCTCGGCGACGCAATGAACGTCAACATCGATCTGCGCTTCGCCGAGGGCCGTCTGTACGCCGAATCCGTCCTTGCGGAATACGTCCGCGAGCCGACGGGCGGCACGATCTCTGTCGGCACGAAGTACATCAAGAAGGACGCGGAGGTGCTCATGTTCGGCTGCACCGCCGAAACGGACAATGACGAGGTGGTATATACCGGCAAGGACAATGCCAACTATGTCGGCTACGGGGCTTACGCGCCCGACAAGATCGACGGCGTGACGAAATTCACGGCGTTTTTTATCCATAAGACGATGTTCGGCCCTCCGGGCTACAGCCTCCAGACCAAGGGCGAAAATATCCAGTTCGCCACGCCGACGACCTCGGGCGAATTCCTCCCGGATGACTCGAGCGACAAGAAAATGCTGTCCCGCGCGACGCTCGCGACCGAGGCAGCGGCCATCGCGTGGATCAATACGAAGCTGGGGGTGACGGGCGGATGACGGACGTGCGCCTGAAAACGGCTGAATTTGAATATGCGGGCAAGATTTACAACCTCACCTGCAACATGAACGTCCTCGCGGACGTACAGGAGGAATACGGCGGGGATCTGATGCGCGCACTGAAGCGCGTGACGAGCCTGAAAACGACGCTCGTATTTCTCGCGGCCATGCTCAACGACGCTGCCGAGACGCAGGATCTGCGCGGCGAGGACGGCAAGCTCCTGCGCGTGACTGCGCATGAGCTTGGACGCAAGCTGACGCTTGCGCAGACAACGGAGGCGGCGCAGATGATCACCGGGCTGATCGTCGCATCCATGCCGGAGGCTGAAAAAGACAAAGAAGCCTCAAAAAACTGATGCAGCCGGGGGAACCAGAGCCGACGGGCTTTGATTTCCCCGGCTATCTGGCCCTCTGGCTGTATCAGCTGCATATGCCGGAGCGGGATTTTTGGAAAACGATGACGCCGCGCCGTCTGCTTGCGACGCTCTGCCGCCCGGAAAAGGCGCAGCCAGAGCGGGAGCCGCGGCGCGCGGTATCGCTGGCCGAGTATTTGGGAGGCACGTGATATGCCGAATGTCAACACAAGATTTACGCTTTCGGGCGAAAAGGAATATAAAGCCGCGATCTCGCAGATCGGCGAGGGGATGCGCGTACTCAACTCCGAGATGCGCAAGGTGGAGAGCGCCTACGCGCGCAACGCCGACAGCACGGAGGCGCTGACGGAAAAGAACGCCGTACTGGAAAAAGAGATCGACAAACAAAAGGAAAAAATTAACGTATTGCGCGAGGTGCTCAAAAAGGCGACCGAAGCGCAGGAAAATGCAAGCACAAAGTTTGAAGCGGCAAAGGACACGCTGGATGAGAACAGCGACGAATATGCGCGGCTGGCGAGCTGCGTAGAAACGGCGCAGAAAAAGGTATCGAAATGGCAGACAGATCTCAATAACGCCGAAGCTGCGCTGAACAAGCTCAACAACGAGCTGGACGACAACAACGAGAAGCTGGAGGAAAACGGCGAAAAGGCAGATGGAACGGAGAGAGAGCACGTAAAGCTGGGCGACGCGATCAGCACGGTCGTCGGGAAACTCGGCATCAATCTGCCGGATGGAGCGGGAAAGGCGCTCGAAGCGCTGAACGGCATCGACGCCGGGACGGCGGCGACCGTCGGCGGCTTTGCAGCGCTTGCCGCCGCGATCGTAAAAGTCGAAAAGGCACTCGCCAATCTGACAAAAGAATCCGCAGAAAATGCGAAAGAGATCAAAACGTTTGCCAGTATGACGGGCCAGTCGGCGCAGGACGTGCAGCGGATGGAATACGCCGCCGGGAAACTCGGCGTATCGTATGATCGCATCCGGGACTCACTCAAAGAAGTTACCAACAAGATGCAGGAGGCGCAGAACGGCTCGGAGGACACGGCAAAAGCGTTTGACACGCTGGGCGTTGAGATCACGAATGCCGACGGCAGCGCGCGCAGCGCGGAAGACGTGTTTTTAGATCTCCTCGACGCGCTGGGCAACGTGGAAAACCAGTCCGAGCGGGACGCGCTGGCCATGGATCTGATGTCCGAGTCCGCGCAGGAGCTGAACCCCATCATCGACGCAGGCGGCGAGACGCTGCGCGGCTATATGCAGGCGGCAAGCGATATGGGTTATGCGATGGAAGAGGATGAGCTTGCCGCGCTCGTAAAGGTAAAAGATGCATTTTATGATCTGGAGGCGCAGCAAAAGGCGACGAAGAACCAGATCGCCGCAGAGTTTGCACCGTACCTTGCATCGTTTTACGAGGATGTGACGGGCGGCATTGGAGAACTCGGGGAGCTGATCGAGGACTCTGGCATCGTGCAGGCGTTCGGCTCAATCTTGGAGATCGTCGGCGAACTGCTGAATCCATCGGAAGAACTGGCGGACAGTGTTATTCCTAGTCTGATGATCGTGCTGCGGCCGCTGGCCCTGATGCTGACAAGCATTGCAGATACGATGGAAATCATATATGGCGTTGTAAACGGCCTGAATTCCGGGGACTGGAATAAGCTCAAAAGCGCTGTGAATTTTAATCACACCGAAAAACTTGTAAACACATGGGAAGAGCGGGACAGCCAAAACAGCGCGAACGGCGCGGCCAACGGCCGCAGCGGCTTCGGCGGAGGCGTGGCCACGCAGAGCGTGGTGAATAATTACTACACGGTGAACGGCGCAAACGTCAAAACCGTCAACCAGATCGCCGACGCCGCCGAGGGAGCCCAGCAGCAGAACCGGAAATTTGGAGGGTAACGCATGGGTTATACAAACGTCCAAACAAAGCTGATACCGGCTGAGTTTTCCACCTATGCCGATTCGGCTTATCCTGACACGCGACATACCGTCAGCGACGCGCAGAATGCGACCATGGTAGAGCTGGCAAAACGCGCGTGGGCGCTGATTCAGGGCCAGGTGCGCGAACGCTTTGAATGGATCGTATTTATTAAGCTGGACAGCGCGACGCTTGCCGCTGTCGCAAAGAAACAACTCTGGTATTCCTCCGGGTCCGGAGACTGGTTCGACGTGGGCTTTGGATCGGACTACACAAGCACGGTCGAGGGCGGCGGCCAGCTTGCCGTGGAGGTCTGCACGCAGTCCTTTGATATGTCGACGCTGACGTACAACACAAAGCCGGGCCTCGCCTCAGTCTATACCGTCCCGCCGTCGCTGCTGGACGGCGGGCACCATGTGTCCGTATATCCCACAAACTGGGACTCGCAGGGGCACGAAACGCCGGAAAGCTTACGACAGGTGCTCGTAAACGGCATCGCGCTGGCCTTTACCGATCAGAGCCCGCAGCCGTCGGACTCGTCGCTCACGCAGTACGGCGTATCCAAGCAGATCTCCCCGTACCGCACGAATATCCGCGTCCACATTGCGGATATCCAGCTGGAGACAGAAAACCGGACGCCTGCCACAAATGCCTATGTCGCGCCGAACGCGCCGATGGTCGTTTCGTGGTCGGTAAAGGATTTTTCGGAATACTTTACGCAGAAGCCCGTACAGGCGTCCTTTGAGGTGCAGTATTACACGCAGACGGGCAGCTCGATCTCCGATTGGAAGACGATCACGGGCACGACGGACGCGACGGCGACGATCCCGGCAAGCGATCTTGCGGGCGTGGAGCGCGTCACGTGGCGCGTGCGGCTGACGTCGGATGACGGCGTGGTCGGCGAGTGGTCGGACTGGGAATATTGCACGTGCGTCAATAAATCTGGCAAAGCAACGGCGCTCAGCCCGGACGGCGCGAGCGTTACGGCGGGCGAGACGGTGATGTTTTTGTGGGAACACAGCTCCACGTCCGGACTCGGGCAGGCAGCGGTGCAGATCCAGATGCAGGCCCCCGGCGCGACGGCTTACACGGACATTTACACGGGCAACACAAGCGCCAGGCGGCGCGGTATCGTGCTGCCGAGTACGATCTCCAACACGGCAGGACAGGCTGCATGGCGCGTGCGGACGAAGGACACGGCGGGCACATGGTCGGAATGGTCCGATCCGCTGTACGTCTATATCGTTGCCGCGGCGGCTGCGCCCGCTGTCTCTTCGGTCAGCGCAGGAACCGCCCGCCCAGATGTGGATTGGCAGAGCACGAACCAGACGGGCTATCAGGTGCGCGTGCGTGACACAGCAGGAAACACGATCTACGATTCGGGCGTGCTGCCGGGCTCGGAGCAAAGCCACCAGATCACGGACTATCTCCCGGACGGGGATTATGTTGTGGCGGTGACGATCTGGAACCAGTACGCCATCGAGAGCGCCGAGGGCACGAAAACCTTTACTGTCGCCGCTCCGGTGCTGGCTGCGCCGCAGATCCGCTGCGGCGGCGTGAAGGGCGGCGTACGTGTGCGCATCGATGCAAAGCCGTCGGCGCGGCTGTTGCTGCTGCGCGACGGTGTGCCGGTGCTGGAGGTATCTGCGTCGGATTCCACGGTCTACGACTGGGGCGCTGGCGCGGGGACGCACGAATACAAGCTGCGGGCGGAAACAGCGGACAGCTTTTCCGAGAGCGCATCCAGCTGGGCGGAGCCTGAGTTGGAGTGCGGCTACCTCGCCCTGGCTGCATCGCCGGGGGACTGGATCGAAATGCGCTTGAACCGCGACGCACCGCCGACGCACGGCGACGATATGGCGCTGGAGGTAACGCAGCGCATTTTCCAAGGACGCGCGCTGCCGGTGACAGAATTCACGGGGCGCCGTGAACACAAGCACCGGCACACTTTCGCCGTACTGCGGGGCGAAGGCCTCGCGCGGCTGGCCGCGCTGATCTTATCGCAGCAGACGCTTTTGTACCGTGATCAATACGGGCGGCGGTATTTCTGCACGTGCAGCACGCTGCCGGTGAGCTACGACGAATTTTCGGCCAGCTTTACGCTGGAGCTCGACGAGGTGGACTACAAGGAGGCGCTGACATGATCAATCTTGCATCCGGCAAGTACACCGCCGAGGCCGTGCGGCTCGCGCTGCACGCGGCCTACGGCACGCGCCGCGTATGGTATCGCTACGAGCGCCTAAATCAGTACAAAATTCCGATTGCCCCGATGAACGGGGAAGAGGGCTACATCGATCTCGCTTACGCCGCGCAGATCATGCGCACGGGCCGCTTCGTCTTCCCGGATGACAGCGCCGTAAACTGGCAAGCGGAGCTTTTGCGCCCGTGGTTTTGCCTCACAATGCCAGACGGAGGGACGGCGGAGTGGCCGCTCGGCGTATTTTATATGCCGACGGTTACAAAAACGGGCAGCCGCCACGTGTACCGCGAGATCGAGGCATACGATACCACGACGATCCTCTGGGACGATCAGGTGACGAGCCGCTACCAGATCCCGAAGGGCTCCAAATACACGGCGGCGCTGTCCGCGCTCTTCGCGAGCGTCGGCGTATTTGATGCAATCATCGAGCCGTCCGAGTCTGTCACGCAGACGGCGCTCGAATGGGAGGCCGGCACGGCGAAGGGCGAGATCGTGCAGCAGCTTCTGACGGCGGACAACTATGAGCCGCTGATGGCGGATGCGTGGGGGCGCTGGCGCTGCCGTAAATACAAAGATCCCCGTGCCCGCCGCGCAGAATACAACTACACGGCGGGCGAGCTGAGCGTGATGCTGCCCGATCCAACGGTCGACGATGATCTGTTTCATCTGCCGAATGTGTTTGTCGGCGTGGTATCACGCCCGGACAGACCCGCGATGAGCTTTACGTATGAGATCACAGATCCGAAAAGCCCGCTGGCAGCAGTCAACCGCGGCGGGCGGCACGTGACGGAGACGAAGATCTACGAAGACGCGGCCTCGGCGCTTGCGCTGGAGGCGGATGTGCGGCGGCGGGCAAGCCAGGCGTCGAGCTATTTTTCAAGCCTCAAGTTTTCGACCGCACCCATGCCGCACCACGCGGCAGGGGATGTGCTGTGGATCGAGGACGGCGGCATCCGTGGGAAGTATCAGGAAATGCGCTGGTCACTCGATCTTCGGGCGGGCGGCGAAATGAAACACGAAGTACAGAAGGAGGGAACGCTTTGATTCCGCAGAATCTGTTCCAGAAGGAGAAGCAGGAGCCGGTACGGGCGCAGCTGGCGACCGTGACGCAGATCACGGATGACGGGGTGCTGCTGCTCATCGACGGAGAAGACGAGGCAAGCCAGACGGCCTGCCGGTATCTGTCCAGTTATCAGCCCACGCGCGGTGACCGGGTATATTTCCAGCGCGTCGGCGGGGCCATGCTTGTGATGGGGAAGGTGATGTGAGATGGTGACGCACGAATTGACGGTATTTCCCGATGGGCGCATCGACGGCGCTTTTTCCGTCCGCGAAGGGGACTATAACAGCCACACGCTGCGCTTTGTGCTGACGCAGGATCTGACGGCGGCAAGCGCAAAGCTGCTGCTTTGGCCCGCGGGCGCGGAAAAGCCGACGGTTTACGGCGTTCTGCTGGGGCGCGGACAGGCGGCCGGGCAGGATGTGCAGTTCACGCCGGTTTCGTGGGGCAAAGCTCCGAGCCGGACGCAGATCCAGCTGGAGCTGCTGGACAACAACGGTAACATCATCTGGCAGAGCCGCCGCCTGTGCATCCCCGTCGAGCCGGGCATCCCGGACGATGCGCTGCCAGAGCCGGTGGACACGAGCGACGCGACGGCGGGCCCCGGCGACGTGGCACTGGGGAAAACATTCTACGCGCAGGGCGAGAAGAAACCCGGCAGCTACGTCTCGGACGGAATCCAGCCCCGCGAATGGGCGGACATCCCGATCGACTACATCAGGGGGTTAGCCACAAAAGGTACAAACTCGCTGGAATTATACTTCCAGCGCATCGGCAGCACGGAATTTATGCTGGTATTCCCGGAGGGATATTCGGTAATCGCTATGAAAGTGACGATTGCCGTAGACGAGGCGGCAGAGGTTTACCGGGAAACGGTAAAAGCGGGGGACGCGACGCCGGGGACACCGCTCGTGCTGGAAGGGATCGATTTTACGCAGCCGGTATCCTTCAGCCTGAAATGGGGCGGAAAGGAGATCGCGATCACTGCCAACGCAATGGCGGAAGATGACGAGCATGCGTGCGTGGACGCTGCGCGGGTGACAATTGAGACGAGCAGCGGCGCAATCAACGGTACACAGATCAACGCCGCAGGCGCAGTGACGCAGAAGGGCGAAGTTTTTTATTACGCAAAGCTCAGCGGCGCAAGCATGAGCGAGGGCGATGCCTTAAAGGTTAAGAGCCGGAGCAACGGAAAGGCGCTGATCTGCCGGAATGGCAGAGTGACGCAGACATCGACCGAACTCGCCATGACGCAGGTCGGAACAGTGGAGGATCCTCTTTTTGAAATGTTTGAGATCATATCTCCGGATGGGCGATACCGGAAAAAATACTGCGTAACCAGCTACAGCGATGAAGCAATAATGGGAGATCTGGAGGTATATGCCTACCCGGCAAAGGCATTTGTCAACGGCGATACCGATTTTTATGATTACGCGCGCGCCGGATATACGCCGACGGAGCCGCAGCCCGCAAAGGCTGATATCCTCAGCGCGGTCGCAAGCCTCTCCGGAGGCGGGAAGGGCATCCGGGATGAAAACGGGAAGATCCTGCTTGGTTCCGCCGGGAATGAGCTCAGCGCGGTGTATGAAGCCAATACAAACTTCCATGCCGCCGATGCAGTAGCAGCCGCGCTGACGAATATAAACCGCGAGTGCGTGTTTGATGCAAAAGGGGATCTGCAATCCGTAGATATCCTAGGTAGCGGCACGCTGACGAAAGGAAGCCGGTGGCTGGTGTTTGCGAATGATAAGCTGATCGATATGCCGGGCTTTTTAGAAAACGTCTGGCCGAACAACGAGATGACGATCACACTGCTTTACACCTGCGCGGACGGCCTCGACGTGGGCTATCCCTACGCGGGAGAATAAACGAAAGAAGGGAACAACGGATGGAAAACACCCCGGACGCCGCCCCGACGCTCTGGGAGGATATCCAGTACCGGCAGGGCTACCGCATCATTCCCGAGACGATCACGGCGGGCCTCGCCTTTGCCAAGGGCGAAAAGGGTTGGTGGAACGACGAACTTTACGAGTCCCTGCTTGCCGCCAACGTCTGGACGCCCGCCGTTAACCCCGACGGCTGGAAGAAAATCACGTAAAGGAGAAAACGGAAATGGATTTGCAGGATCTGAACGTTGCCGTCGCGGAGATCCGCGGCAATGTCGACCGGAACACCGGCCGGATCAAGGATCTCGAGAAGAAGAACGACGCTGTGACCAAGCTGGCCGAGGCCGTCGCCGTCATGGCCGAGCACATGAAGACGCTCGACGACAAGATCGACGACATGCAGACGAGCGTCAACAACCTCACCGCCCGCCCGGGCAAGAACTGGGACGCGCTGGTCAAGATCGCCCTGACCGCGCTCGTCACCGGCGTCATCGGCTGGGTGCTGGGCAAAATTCTGTAACACACGCCGCGAGGCGCGAAATTTGAAAGGAGAAAAATACATATGAACGCAAAATGGTGGAAAGCCGCGGGGATCCGCGCGATCAAGACCGTCGCCCAGACGGCGGTAGCGACCATCGGCACGTCGGCAGTCATCTCGGAAGTGAATTGGCTCGTCGTCGCCTCGGCCTCGGCGCTGGCGGGCATCCTGCCCCTGCTGACGTCCGTCGCGGGCCTGCCGGAGGTCAAGGAAGAATGAAGACTATGCCGCCGCAGATCGTAGACAATTTCACAAGCGTCAACATCTACCGGGGCGGCAATAAGCCGCAGTATCTGGTCATCCACTTCTTCGGGGGCCTCTCCAGCGCCTATGGCGCGTCGGAGTGGTTCAAGGCCCCGGAGGCGCAGGCGTCCGCGCACTACTGCGTGGATGAGAAGGACGTCATCTACCACTGCGTGCCGGATACCGACATGGCGTGGCACTGCGGGGCCGTGGGCGGCCTGCACTACCGGCATCCGAAGTGCCGCAACTGCAACTCCATCGGCATTGAGCTGCGCCCGCAGAAGCTAGACAGCAGCCGCCTGAACGCGAACGACAAGGACTGGTATTTTGACCGCCGCGTCATCGACAACGCCGTATGGCTCACCGCAAAGCTCATGCGGCAGTACAACATCCCGCTGGAGAACGTCATCCGCCACTATGACGTCACCGGAAAGATCTGCCCGGCCCCGTTTGTCGGCCCGGCGCATAACATCTACTACGGCACCTCCGGCGACCGCCAGTGGCAGGAATTCAAGGCAAGACTGCAGGAGGAGACAGCCATGAGATACGAAAAGCTGCGGGACGTCGACAACCAGACGTACCGCCAGACGCTGGACAAGCTGGTGGAGAAGGGCCTGCTCAAGGGCAAGGGCGGCACGGGCGAAGACCTGACGCTCGATCTGAGCGAGGACAACGTCCGCATGCTCGTCATCCTGGACCGCACCGGCGTCTTCGACCGCTGACCCGCCCGGCGGCGGGCACGAAGGGAGCGATGGACAAATCACTGCGCGCTTGGCCCTGCCGAAGGGGCTGGAACATCTGACGCGCAGGGACTGGGAACACGTCGCTGACGAGGGCTTATTGGATGAGATCGATCAGCAGATCGTAAGACTTTATATCGTGCGCAGGCTCCCGCAGATGGACGCCGCCGCCGAGATCGGCGTCGACCGCAAAACCATCTCCCGCCGCCTGCCGCACATCTACAACACCGCCCGCCGCCTGGTAGGGAAAACGGACAAAGAGAAAGCGCCATGAGCCACGGCTCATGGCGCTTTTTCTATGTTCCGGGATTGGCTTTCGGACGATAGTTCGGGTTATACGATCTGCATGCGCGCTCCAGCGCGCGGAAGTCGCAGGAGATCTTACAGATGAAGCTGCTCTTTCCATTGACGACATCGTAGTATGTACGATTGGCATGATCCAGAATGGCAAGCTTCTGACGGTTGCAATGCTCGATCTGGTTCAGGAGAAGGTTGCGATACTTCACATCCGGCTCTGCGGAAATGTCGTATTCAAGGATCGCAGAATCAGGGACAGGGACCATGTTGTTGAAACCAAGCAGACCGAGACGACCGCCGTCAAGCTTCAGGATGTGCTTGCCGGGCTTTAGATTGGCATGGTTTGGCTTCGGGGATTCCATGGGGACGAAGTAACGGAAGCTCCCGACAGTGAGAACAACGCCGACATAGGGGCGACGCTGGCCCTTGTTGAACGGGACACGGAAGTCACGGGAATGGAGGAAGGAAATATAGCGCTCACTGATGTGGCAGATAAAAAGATTCTCCAAGATTCGACCTTTCCGGGAAAGAAAAAGCGAGACTGCAGAAGTCTCGCTTTTAGTTGCCCATGATTTTTTAAGCCCCTACTTAACGGCAAGGGATTTCCGCTTTTTTGGCTCCCTACTTGACGGCAAGGGATTTCCGCTTTTTTAGCTCCCTATTTAACGGCAAGGGATCTCCGCTTTCATGGGCAGATGATGAACGGCGACGTTCAATCTCTGTAGATTCCTGAAATGGTTGTGCCGCGGATCGTGCGGTGCCAGATTTCAGGATTCTTTCGCGGATCTCTCCGCACCCCTAGTATAAACTCAAAAAAGTGTAGAAGTCAAGAGGGGTACTGGGAAAATTTTTAAGAGGAAAGCATGTCCCACAAATGGTACACAGATGTCCCGGAAATGTCCCCCATAAAAACCGGGGAAGCGGCAGAATGAGGGTAGGAGCTGGCCAGCTTACTACTTTTACCGGAGGATTTTTTATGGAATACGCAAGCAAGGGACTCGCAGGGACCGCGCTGGGCTTTGGCATCGGCGGCGCTGCGATGAGTCTGGCAAACGGCGGCCTTGGCAATCTGCTGGGCGGCCTCAACCAGAACAAGAGATCGGAAGCCGCTGATGTTGCTGCGGCAGTCACGCCCGCCATGACGGTCGCCGCCATGCTCGCCGCACGGCAGCAGGAGCCGACGTGCAGCGAGAACATGCCGGTCACGCGCTACGATCTTGACCGGGAGCAGAAGCTGGCCGCGAAGGACAGCGAGATCGCGCTGCTCAAGGCCAACACGTACAACGACGGCAAGATGCTGGAGATGTACGGTTATATCGACGGGCAGCTCAAGGACGTCCGTGAGGCGCTGTGCAAGCAGGCCGTCCACAACCAGCGCACCGAGGACAGCTTCACGCTGGTCAAGCAGGACGTCGAGTCCGTCCGCAAGGAAGCGCTTGATGCGGTCAAGATGGAGGCCGAGCGCCGCTGCTGCGGTGATAACTCCATCGTCACCTACGTCAACGCGACCTTTTATCCCAAGCAGGTCGCCGACGTCACCACGGGCACCGCGACCACGGCGCAGACGCTCTACAACCCGATCCAGCGCTGCTGCAACAAATAAGCAAACGGGGCGGCAATCGCCGCCCCATCCTTAAAGGAGGGAAACTGCAATGACAGTGACGATAGATCAGGCCATGCGCGGAATTTTGCGCTTTTTTGATACAGTAGCATCCCCACATATGGACGAGGTGCGGTCCTTTGTGGCAGGCGTTGGATTGTCTTTGCTGGCAGACGGCAGCAAAGAGCAACTGCTTGTACTGAGAGATAACCCGTGGGTCAAAGCAATGCAAATTATGGATGAGCACGGGGATATTGACATTGACAGGCTCTATAATAAGGCAAGACCTCGGCTCGATGGACGAAAACTCCCGATAAGGATTCCGTTTATCGGCAAACTAACTTTTGTTGCGGAAGATATTGACAATCTATACAAGTACATTCAGGAGGCGTGATATGGGGAAAGCGCATTACATTGAGCAGATCAAAGAGCAGTTGCATGAGATCATGGAACGCCCGGTGACGCTGGGCCACGCAGAAGAAGTTACGGTATATGCGAATGCTATCTGCGCGCTGTATAAGCTGGGGGACGACCATTTTCGTGAGTCCGCGAAAATGATGGAATTTACCGAGGGCGATGCAAAAGAGTGGACGGCCAACATGCAAAACGCCGACGGCACGACCGGCCCGCACTGGACGATGGAACAGACAACGGCCGTGGCCGAGAGCATGGGCATTCAGGCGCCTGTGGTCCCGCGCTGGGCGTGGGGCGTAACCATGAACATGATGTACTCGGATTACTACCCAGTAGCCGTAGAATTCGGTCTCAACCGCCCGGAGTTCTACGCCGCGCTGGCAAAGGCGTTTCTGCTCGACAAGGACGGCCCGGGGCCGGAACAGAAGCTCATGGCGTATTATGAGCATATCGCAAAATAAAGAAATCCCTCCTGTCACCAGGAGGGATTTCCGCTTGCTATAGAATCTATATTTAGACGGGATTCATTCATGCGTACCAAATAAATGTACAACCATCAATCCGCGAGGGGGTAGAGGGTGACGTGCATGTCGCTGCCGGATTTGGTGTAGGATTTGGTCTGTTTATGGTAGAGGACTTTCTGCAGGACAGTTTTCAGGAGGGCGTTTTTCTCCTGCGGGGATGCGGCGAGCGGGTAGGTCTCGAGGACGCGGCGGACGGCGGGGGCCAGACGGGCGCGGGCCTGTCTGGCACGGGCCAGCTCATGGATCGTGGTCTGGCTGGCCTCGATGCGGTCGACGATGACCTGCTTGTCGGCGGCGAGCGC